CAAGTAACTTGTCATCACTGTAAGCTTGCTAAAGAAGTTTCTGAGTTTGGTAAGAACAAATCAAGAGAGAACGGTCTAGATAATTACTGTAAACCCTGTCGAAAGGAATACCGAAAACAGTGGTACTACAACAACTCTGAAAAAGCTAAAGGTTACGCTTCCACGTATAATGAGAAAAACTTAGATAAAGTCAGAGCCCGTTGGAGAAATTACAATAAGAACAATCCACAAGTACGTGCTAAAAACACAGCTCTTCGTAGAGCGCAGAAGCTATTAGCTACTCCTGCTTGGATAGACCACGAAGAGGTAGCTTATATCTACAGATTAGCAGCAGAACGAGGACTTGAAGTAGACCATATTGTTCCTCTTAATCACCATTTAGTTTGTGGCCTACACGTTCAGGACAACCTGAGGTGTATCCCTAAAAACTTAAACAGGTGGAAATCAAACAAACTATTAAAACATACTGGTGACACATTATGACTGAGAAATCATTATTAGATGACCTTCACTTAGCTGTTACGTTAGAACTACTGGAGCGAGTTAAATCAGGACAAGCTACTGCGTCTGAGCTGACAGCGGCTATTAACTTTCTTAAAGCGAATAACGCAAACTTAGACGTGATAACAGCAGAGTCGCCTATGGGCAACCTGTTGGAATCCTTACCATTCGATATTTCCGACCAACTCCAGTGAGGTCGTATGAGCAAGCGCAAAGAGCGCAGGAAGTCAGAGGATAATACTCTGCACAAACCTGAAATTTATTATTCCCCGAAGACACAATCCCAATCAGAACTCTATCATGATTTAGATAGTGCAGCTCTGATGGTAGCCCTTGGACCAGCAGGTACAGGTAAAACCTTTACATGTTGTATGAAGGCTGCTCAGTGGTTGTCGAGGGGTGTTATTACTAAAATAATCCTTACCAGAGCCAATGTTCCTACAGGTAAATCCTTAGGTGCTATCCCCGGTACTCTTGAAGAAAAGCTTGAGCCGTGGATGATGCCCATGACGGACGTACTTAAGGAAGCTTTAGGCAAAGGTTTCTACGAATATTGCGTCAAGCGTGAACGTATTCAGACTGTATCCCTTGAAACGATACGTGGTCGTAGCTTCTCCCACTCCATGATACTGGTAGACGAAGCACAACAGCTTACCATTGATGAGATTAAAGCTATTACCACACGTATAGGCGAGGGCAGTGTCCTAGTTCTTATGGGTGACCCTAAGCAAACAGACCTACAACAACGCTCAGGACTTATACAGTTCGTAGACCTACTAGAAAAGCATCGTCCAAACGGGTGCGGTATCATTGAGTTTGACCTTGATGACATCGTTCGTTCAGACACATGCGCTAACATGGTGAGGATGTTCTATAAAGAAGGTGTTTAATGGACATCCCAGAACAACTCAAAGACTTCCGAAACTTTATGTACTTGGTGTGGAAGCATCTAAATCTACCAGACCCTACACCAGTACAGTATGACATTGCCGACTACCTACAGAGTGGTCCTCGACGCTCAATCATTGAGGCATTCCGGGGTGTCGGTAAGTCATACATTACATGTGCCTACGTGGTACACCAACTGCTGCTAGACCCTGACCGTAAGTTCATGGTTGTATCAGCATCTAAAGCTCGTGCTGATGACTTCTCAACGTTCACACAACGTATCATCATGGAGCTACCTATATGTCAGCACCTAGTCGCTAAAGGTGACCAGAGATGGTCTAAGATTGCCTTTGACGTATCACCAGCTAAAGCTTCTGGTTCTCCTTCCGTTAAGTCGGTTGGTATTACTGGACAGCTTACTGGTTCTCGTGCTGACATTATCATCGCTGATGACATCGAAGTACCTAACAACTCGATGACCCAAATGATGCGTGAGAAGCTCTCTGAGGCCGTTAAAGAATTTGACGCAGTACTTAAGCCAGATGGAAGAATAATCTATCTGGGTACGCCTCAGTGTGAAATGTCGCTATATAACGTACTCACTGAGCGTGGCTATGACATGAGAGTATGGCCAGCCCGTTTCCCTACAATTGAAAAAATAGAAAAGAGCTATGGAACAAGACTAGCTCCAAGACTGTATGAGAAACTTGAGTATGGCGACATGGAAACTAAGCCTACCGACCCCGACCGTTTCGATGAGGAAGACCTCCTAGAGCGTGAACTGTCTTATGGTCGGTCAGGTTTTGCTTTGCAGTTTATGTTAGACACCTCACTGTCTGATGCCGACCGCTACCCACTCCGTCTACGTGACCTAATGATTATGTCCTGCGATGCTACCAAAGCACCAGAGAAGCCTGTGTATGGCATCATGAAGCCCGTAGAGGGGTTACCTATGGTTGGCCTATCAGGTGACAAGTTCTACGCCCCTGAGAACCTCTTAGGAGGTTACAGAGACTATGACGGTTCAGTACTCGCCATTGACCCCTCTGGTCGTGGTGCGGATGAAACAGCCTATGCAGTCGTTAAGATGTGCAACGGCTACCAATACGTCACAGCTGCTGGTGGATTAACAGGTGGTTATGGTGAAGAGACACTCAAAGGTCTCGCTGAGATAGCCAAGGAACATAAGGTTAACCTAGTACTCATTGAGAGTAACTTTGGTGACGGCATGTTCACTGAGCTATTCAAGCCATACATCCAACGTATCTACCCCGTGTCTCTCGAAGAGGTACGCCACAGTAAACAGAAGGAACTTCGTATCATCGATACGCTTGAGCCTATCATGAACCAGCACAGACTGGTCATAGACCCTAAAGTTATCCAACAGGATTACGATAGTGTACAACATCATCCCCCTGAGAAAGCTCAGAGGTACATGCTAACCTACCAAATGACACGCATAACCAAAGACCGTGGGTCTCTAGCCCATGACGATAGACTGGATGTCTTGGCTATGGCTTGTCAGTACTGGGTAGAGCAGATGGCAGCAGATGCAGACATTGAGATGGCTCTGAGAAGGGAGGAGCTGATGGAGATGGAACTAGATAAGTTCATAAACGGTGTTAACACTATGAATGTTAAAGGAAACTCTAACGTATGGACTACCATTTAGTTTCTAAAGTTCCACTGTAGATATAGGGGGGTTTAAAACTATATATAGTATATACTTAAGGTATACTTAAAGAATACTTAAAGAGTTCTTTGAGACTGTTAGGTACGTCTTAAGGACATACCCCTCCAACATCCCCTCATAAGTAAAAATATAAGTAATAAAGTACAGGATGCTTTAGGATTGTTAAAGATTCTTAGGTATTCTGTGCTACTTACTCCTGCTACACCTACCCAGACTCATTTTCACAGAAAAATCTGAGACGGTATACGTATAACACCAGACCCGGATTTCCCCCTTACCACCTACCAACGCCCTATTTTATACCAATTGCCACACCCTACGGCACAATAAGCCCGAAAACCTTGCTACATCTGGCCTCACGGGGGACTTTCAATCCCTTTCTACACGATAAACAGCACATATAAGGTGCTTTCTTTTGGTGTTTGTTGGTTGGTGTGTGTGTTTGTGTGTATCCGTTGTTTTTTTTCACACTTAAGCCACCTTAAAGCTGCCATCAAAACCACCTCAAAACCACCTCAAAACCACCTCAAAACACCTTCATTTACTGTACAAATCACCAGTACTTTTTAGTGCATTTTCTGAACAATCACCCAAAAACACTCAAATCACCTCAAAATAAAAGTCCAGGCAAAACAATAACTTATCGATTATTTTCAAATTATTTAATATTTTTTTATCATTTACACTTGCGAAGATGATTCGAGTATGTAATCGTTTAAAGCGTCAACAGGGCAAACACCCTAAAGACCGCACCCAAAGACCTAGCGAATCCGAGCTAGCGAGGCGTAAAGCGATACACACCGCGGGACACGACTTGTGTTGTGTTTATAGGGTACTGGTTCAGTGCCTTATAACGACAACATAAAACGAGGGTTACAAAATGACTTATTCAGAAAGCGCACAGGGTGTGATGATTACCAAGCAACGAGCAATCCAAGAGTTAAAGGCTCACGGGGTTGTAGATATTCAAGAGTTTTTCGACGATGAAGGGGAGCGAGACACTTACGACGCTTGGGCCGTCTTAAGTTGGTTAGGTTATTAGTTCATTGATCTAGGGCATTCATTGAGTGCCTTATCCAATGCACTTAAGCATTAACCAACCATTATTTATAAGGTGTAAAATTATGAGCAATTTAAAAGCTAATGTTGAAAGAATTATTAAAAACCTTGAGCAAGGTATCGAAGTTACTCAAGACGATATCGACAGCGGTTATGCCGACGCTTGTATGTATGAGGCGGGGGATATGATGAGCGGGTTCGATTATCTTCAGGACGCTTTAGACATTGAATATGTCTGTGGTAGTGACAAACGTTATTTAGGCGCACGGGTATTGGTTGCTTTTGGAGGTCCGAACATATGGATCAACACTCGCACAAAGCAAGTCGAAGGCTATTGGTGGGGAGATTCTTGCATCATGTCATACGATACCGACAGTTTTGACTTGGATGAATGCTTACAAGAATTGTTTGATTGCCAATAAATTGTTACATTGTCGAAGTACTTACATTGTGAGTACTTTAGCAATTTAATAGTAAAACGAGGGTTATATCATGAAAAACATTTTAGCTTTTATCTTAGGCTTTACAGGGTTTCTTTTATTAATAGGCAGTGCGGGCGATTGTGAAGGCGCTTGTATGGATCAAGCTAACACCTTGGGCGAAATGTTTACGCTTATTGTTATTGGTTTTGGTTGTTTGTTGGTTGCTTATTTATTGGTTGAAAAGGAGATAAAATAATGACTGTTTTATTAACAAAATCTAGCACAAAACTTGATAAGTCACAAAATGATGATTGGTTAAACGTCGTTATGTACTTAGACCCACGTTTTAGTAAAGAGGTATGCAAGGGCGCATCTGATGGGTGTCGCAAGTCGTGTCTAATCTATTCGGGGCATATGGCGATGGATGGGGCAATAAAAGCACGGGAGGCTCGGACAGAACGCTATTTTAATCAACGTGACTTGTTCATGATCCAGTTAAAAGGTGAAATAGCGCAGTCACTGGCTAAAGCTGAAAAGCAAAACAAACGCTTGGCGGTACGCTTAAATGGTACAAGTGATATCGACTGGCGGGAGGTGTACGAAGCATTTCCAACGGTCCAGTTTTACGAATATACAAAACGCTTGGACCTAGTACGTCACAATGGTGACCTAGCCAACGTCGACTATACTTTCAGCAAGCACGAAAAGCATGGGATGCGTACCATTGAAAAGGTACTAAGCCGAGGTATCAACGTGACGGTAGTCTATGCCAAAGAAGTCCCTAAGACTTGGCAAGGGTACGAGGTGATCGACGGTGACAAACACGACCGACGTTTTGAAGATGCCAAGGGGCGCATCGTGGGCCTTAAGTTAAAAGGCCGTAAACATGCCAAAGAGGCTGCAATCACTTCGGGATTTGCCGTGGCCTAAATGTTACACTGTCGAAGCATCTTCTATGAGGGTGCTTTAGCAGTTTAACCAAAAATGAGTAATTATTTATGAATGTATTAAGCCTATTTGATGGCATGAGTTGTGGGCAGATTGCACTTGATAAACTGGGCGTGGACGTTGGGACGTACTACGCTAGTGAAATAGACAAGTACGCAATTAAGGTGACCAAAAAGAATTATCCCAACACCGTACACCTTGGGGACGTTACAAGGTGGCGTGAGTGGTCTTTTGATTGGTCTAGTATTGACCTAGTAACGGGTGGCTTTCCTTGTCAGGCTTGGAGCGTAGCAGGTAAACAGCTAGGCGATAAGGACGAAAGAGGGGCGTTGTTTTGGGACATGTTGGATATCATGTCAAAGGTTCTCAAAGCTAACCCAAAAGCTAAGTTTTTAATTGAGAATGTTAAAATGAAGCGCGAGTTTGAAGAGTATATCACTCAGCACACCTCAGCAGCTTTGGGTAAGGTTAATAAGCATTTGATTAATTCCAACCTAGTCAGTGCTCAATCACGTAGTCGTTACTTTTGGACGAATATCGATGGCATTGAACAACCAGAAGACAAGGGCATTATCTTAGCTGACATCTTAGAGTCTGGGGTGGTTGACCGTGAAAAAGCTCACTGTATTGATGCAAACTACTTCAAAGGGGGTAATCTTAAAAGTTACTTTGAGAAGCATCGTAGGCAATTAGTGTTTTCTGATGATGGGTTGTGCCATGTGGGACAAGCTGACCTCAATGGACACGATTGTATTAAAAGGGTGTACCACGCACACGGTAAGTCGCCTACACTTAACACGTGTACGGGAGGTAATAGAGAACCTAAGGTTTTCGTAGCTCCTAAGCACTACCGCAAGCTTACACCTTTGGAGTGTGAAAGGCTTCAGACCGTGCCTGATGGGTACACTGAGGGCGTTAGTAACACTCAACGCTACAGAATGCTAGGTAATGGGTGGACGGTGGATGTCATCGCACATCTACTAAGTTACCAATTTTCAACTCAACAAAAGGAGGCAGTGGCATGACCTTTAGACGGATGAGGAGGACTTATGATTAGAGACATCGAAAACAAATCAAAAAAAGAACTCATTGAGATGCTAGAGATAGCACAGCATGAGTATCGAGAGTTAAAGGCGTCCCTTAAAAAACCAAACAGTGTAATTTTAGTGACCGCACATAACCAATATGGCATTAACGAAATCATAGCGATAACAGATAAATTAAGTAAAGCTGAATCAATTAAAAAAGGCTATAAACAAAAAATACTCGATAACATATACGTTGAGATGCAATACTGGGATATACTGTAAGGAGGTCTAGTTATGGACTTAGAAAAATACAAAAAACTATTAAAAGAGCACGACTGGTACTATCAATACTCGGATGACCATTCTGTATGGCGTGCGGGTAGTCACTCACATAATGTCTTATGGCACTTTGCGAAGCAATCGCCTGAACACCTTAAGGCGTATCAAGATATGCGTAAACTGCATAGTTAAAATGACGCACTAAAAAAAGTTGAAGTAGCAGTAGTTAACAACGTACTTAAGGAGGGAGGGGTGCTAGATTTTGAAGAGTTATTTCTCGAAGAGGATTTAATCCTACTTTGGGATGAGTGGAGGCATGTAATGTGCCTTTCTACAGGGGAAACCCTAGTTTTATAATTATGGAGAATAAATTGAGGCTTGGAAAATACGATATTGTGTTGCACTCAGGTAACAGTATCACTGAAGAATACTGTAGCAACGCAAAAAAGGTTGGCTTTATAAAAACAGATGCTGACCTTGTTGTGAAAATAGGAAGGAATCTTTTAATTGTCTCTGACACTCATAAAATTCGCAAGCATGGTGGAGGAGTTCAGGAAACTTGACACCGAGATGCAAGCACAAACCATGCTGGCGTTCATTTACGTAGCACGCATGGAGAGGGGAGGTTCTCCAGCTTCTGTTAAAGAGGTGGGGGAATACTTAGGACTAACGTCAGCTAGTGCCAGTAGGAACATTGCTGTGTTGTCCAAATGGAGTCGTCACAACCGAGCAGGGCACGACCTTGTAGAGGCTGTGGAGAATCCCGCGTTTCGTTCACAGAAACTAATCAAGCTCACACCTAAGGGTAAGAGGGTACTTAAATCACTGGAGGGCTAATAAATGGCTATCAAACAGCGTGGTAACTCATGGCAAGTAGACTTTATGCTTGCTGGGGAACGCTATCGTCGAAACTTCTCCACTGCGGAAGATGCTTCGGCATGGGAGGCACTAGCAAGGCAAGCTATCAAGCATGGTAAGCCTGTCCCTGAGGTTCAGGGGTCTAGTACTACTGTAACAACGTTAAGAGAGGCTGCCGACAATTGCTATGCAATGTATTGGCAAGGTTCAAAGTCTGACGCGAAGCAGGTGCAGATGATTAACCTGCTGATGAAACACTTCGGGCCTAAGCTTCCTATCTCTGAGATTACCACTCAGAAGATTGACGATTACATCCTGTACATGAAGCAGGACAATAAAAGTAACGGTACAATCAACCGCAAATTAGCTGCACTGTCGAAGATACTACGGTATGCACATGAGGTTGGTAAGCTTAAGCACATGCCTGTATTTCACCGTCAGAAAGAGGGGCAGAACCGCATTCGTTGGTTAACTGATGATGAGGAAAAGCAAATCATCGATACCCTAATGAAATGGGGTGCGTATGACGTGATGGACGCAGCTATTGTATCCATCGACACTGGTATTAGACACTCTGAAATGTGTCGTATCCAAAAGGCTGACATAAGTCCTGAGGGTATCTACATAGGGAAAACTAAGAATGGCCATCCTCGTCTTGTGCCTCTTACTAATCGTGCTCGCAAAATCCTTGAGACTCGCGCGAAGACTCACGACAAAGATCTCTTTCCACATAAAACACATGAGTGGACACGCTCAGTGTGGGAGAGAGTAAGGAATCACCTTGAACTAGATGATGTAGTGTGGCACACGTTTCGCCATACCACGTGTTCACGACTTGTTCAGGGCGGTGTACCACTACCACATGTTAAGGAATGGATGGGTCATAAGACCATCATTACGACCATGAGGTACGCCCACTTGTCGCCTAAACATTTACAAGAAGTTGTAGGTGTCTTGGAGCGATAAGCCTGTGACAATCGATGTGACAATTGTCATGCTCCCATGATGGAATGGTAGACATAACAGACTTAAAATCTGTGGCCTTAGGGCGTCCCGGTTCGAGTCCGGGTGGGAGTACCACATTGAAAACATTGAATAAAATGCTTCGATGTAAGTTCACAAAACCAACAACAGTGTACTTATAATAGTTTACCCACAACCGTCTTAAAAGTTCCGGGTAAATTATTACACTGTCGTACCACACTCTTAAGTGTATATTTTCCAAGGTAAATCACGTTAGTTATGCGACATTTTCCAAGGTTTACACTGGCGGAGACATTTCTACCAATCGTCACACATGTGACATGACACGTGGCAGGAGACAAACAATGCCTACAGTTATTGACCAAATCCATCTTGAGCATGAGATGGTCCTCGAAGGAGTGCGGAGATATCAGCACGGCCAAACCAAGATGATAGAGAAAGGTTTGGAGAGTAAGACAGCAGCAGGTAGGGCTATCATTGCTTCAGTCGTAACCAAGGTAGCTGAGGGTATCGAACAC